CAGCCGGTTCAACTGCAGAACGCATGGCAGGCACGCTGGGTAACTTCCAGAAGACGCTGACAAACATTCGCACCGGTGGTGGGCAAGACGATCCGCTTTTCGGTGCCCTGGCATCATTTGCCGGTGAACAGGCGCTAACTTCGATTACCAGAATGACAACGCCGAAAAAATCATGCGTAAGATTGCCAGTAATTGGGGCAAGTTGAGCAAAGATGCTCAGCGCCGATTTGGCGGAATGTTTGGCTTTGACAATGCTACCCAGCAGGGGCTTGATAATGGCTCTCTGGTTCAGGACGCTGACCGATTTGCGAAGATATCCCGGGCTACCGATGAAGCAACCAGAAAGGCGCTGGAGTTTAACCGCCGCCTGCAGGAGATGAAGCAGAACTTTACTGCGGCATCTCAGGTGCTTTATGAGGCGCTGATTCCATACATCGAGAAGCTCATTCCCCTGATTGAGAAGTTCGGGATATGGATTAGCACTCACGGACCTGAGATAAGCAAATTCTTCTCCGACACAGCAGATGAAATTAACAAGGTTGTTGATGCTGTAGGAGGCCTGGAAAACGCACTCAAGCTTCTTCTGGTATTCGTTGGTGGGAAGTGGCTGTTAGGCATGACCAGTTCAATTGGTGGTGTCAGAGGCGCTCTCACAGCGCTTGGCCGCGTGAGCATGATTGCCGGTCTGGTTGAGCTTCAGAAATACGCAGAGCAGCTTGAAAAGAAATACTCATGGCTGACTGACAATCCGGTGACAAACTTCCTGAATGGAAGCGCAGGAACAGACACAACCACTGAATGGGGTAAGCAACTTCACGACTGGATATTTGACAAAACAGGCATTGAGCTTCCCCGTGGCGATGGTTACAAGTCTGCACCGCGCGGCATCCGCAATAACAACCCAGGAAACCTGAATTATGCAGGGCAGGCTGGCGCGACACTTGAAGGTGGTGAAGGCGGTCGATTTGCGGTGTTCGAGTCAATGCAGCATGGTGTTGCAGCACTCTACAAGCAGCTTCAACTGTACTTTAAGCGCGGCATCAACACCCTTTCCTCAATCGTAAAAACCTACGCCCCTGCATCTGACAATAACAACGTAGACGCCTATATTTCAGCGCTCACCAAAGCGACAGGAAAAGGTGCTAACGAGGTGCTTGATTCAGGTGACACTGCAACGATTGCCAGACTGATGAAAGGCATTGTCGACCATGAGAACGGCAAGGGCTACATCAGCTCATCTGACATCATGGGAGGTATTCAGTTGGGCGCAGGCTCATCCGCTTCTCGCAATATGCCAGCATCCGCAGGAAACCAGACCAACATCAACATCGGCAAAATCGACATGCAGACATCGGCAGGCAATGCCAATGCGCTTGGTGCCGATATCCAGAGAAACCTTCAGAGAAACCGCCTGGTGAATCCAGCAATGTCAGGGCAGGGATAATATGGCCTTTTCACTGAACGAAACAACGCTACTCAGCGCGATAAACAGCGGTAATATCTTTTCCATTATCAACAGTACCCTTTCGCCTGGTTACGGGATTTACCTGAAATCAGGCTTAAGGGCATTGTCTCCGTCCTCGTTCCTGGGGATTGAGTATGGAGCAGATGCTTCAGTGGTGTCTGCACCAATTGAGCAGGGTTCTTACAGCAGTTTTAACAAGGTAAAACGACCGCCTATTATCCGGGTGCTGTTTACGCTTGAAGGATGGACGGGGTTTAGTGGGAGCATCCCAAATCTGACCAACTTCACGTTGACGAGTCGCTCAGACATGCTGGCGGCGCTTGATGCGATGGTTGCTGATGCGCAGGTGTACGATATAGAGACGCCGGACACGACATACGGAGACTATGACCTGGTCAGATACAATTACCGGACATCAGATCGCGATGTGACCCTTCTGACGGTGGAAGCCATCTTCCAGGCTGTTTTGCAGGAGGCTGAAGTCACCCTGACAAGCACAACAGCCAACAGCAAAACCACATCAAATGGCACAAGTAAGGCAGCCAGCGTCGTTACGGAGAAGGCAAACTCAACAGCCACTAATTCAACTCTTGAAGATGTCAAAGGTGCGTTAACTGGCCTGAAAGAGTCAGTATCCAGTGCCGCTACAACAGTAGCCACGTCCGTAACGAATGCCGTTAGCAATGCAACTTCAGGAGCGACTAGTGCCATCAATGGGGCGGCAACATCGGCCATTAAAAACCTTGCATCAACGGTAGATGAACTGTTAGCGGGGTTATCCTGATGCAGAACATTTCTCTCAAGCCACTCAAGGCTCAGGAAGTCAGCGTTAACCTTGACGGACAGTCAGTAACTCTACGCATCGTACAGCGGTCTACAGGCCTGTTTATCGACGTTGGCTTAGATAATCTGTGGATAGCTCAAGGCGTACTTTGCCATAACTGCAACAAGATTGTCCGTTATCCCTATCTTGGCTTCAAAGGTGAGCTTTTCTTCGCTGACACAAAGGGAAGTCTTAACCCTGTTTATGACGAGCTCGGAACGCGATTCAAGTTGTTCTACGCCACGGCAGATGAGATGGCAGCATGACCTATAAAAAGAGAACGCTGAAATTTCAGTTCACGCTGAAAGACGGTGCTTTCGATGAGTCAGGAAATAACATCCTGACCATCGACAACATCAAGGCAGAAATAGAGATAGGTGCTTACGGCGGGATATCTGGAACGACACTGGAAGCAAGGGTGTTTGGACTTAGCATCGAAAACATGGCTCTGCTTAGCTACAAGGGCATCCAGTTAAACGGTGCTAAGCAGAACATGATGAAGGTTTGGGCAGATGACAGGCCGGTATTCTTCGGCTCTATCACTAACTGCTTTGCCGATCTTAATCAGATGCCTGATGCGCCACTGATAATCAGCGCATTTTCTACAGGTTTCGACCAGTCAATCACTGCACCGCCTTTCTCAAAAGAAGGCATTGCCAGCGTTGCTGAAATTATTACGACAATAGCAGCAAGCATCGGCTATACGGTGGTTAACAATGGCGTTCTGGCGAAGCTTGAGAATCCTTACTTCGAAGGCAACCCGATAGCGCAGATTCAGCAGTGTGCTCACGCGGCGGGCATTGAGATTGATTTCAGGCTGGGAGCTATTTACATCTGGCCGCAGGGTGGAAGCATCGACGACACAATACCTCTCATATCACCAGAGCACGGCTTAATTGGATACCCGGTATTCAGTAACTACGGGATTAACTTCCAGTGCCAGTACAGCGATCTGATTTTGCGAGGTAGGAAGGTGCAGATAGAAACCTCGCTACCGAACGGAAGCGGGGTTTATACGGTGCAGTCGGCAATTCACCATCTTTCGACGTGGACAGAAGGCGCTCCGTGGGCAACCATCGTGTGGGCATCAATCGGACAGCTAACAGTGAGGCAGTAATGAACCTATTTACTACGCGGCCTCAGGACACGGCAACCGATGCCAATTCTCAGCAATTCCTGATGCATCAGTTTCTGATGGGAAAGTCATTCATCACGCTGGCGATCGTAACTTCGGTTAATGAATCTGGAGAAGTCGTGTCAGTGAAGCCAATGGTGGAGGGGTTCACTGGAGGTGGAGACCTCATTCCGAACTCAGTGATTCACGGTGTTCCGGTCTGGAGACTTCAACGCGGAGCCAGCGCGGTGATAATGCCTCCAGTGGATGGTGATATTGGCCTGATTGCCATTTGCGATCGCGACATCACAGCCGTTAAGAAGACAAAGCAATCCGCATTGCCAGGGTCGAATCGCACGCACAGTTATTCAGATGCTATCTATCTAGGCGGGGTGCTGAATGCAGAGCCAAGCCAGTATGTGAAGTTCGCCAATGATGGAATTGACATCGTGTCGCCGCTGGTTGTCCAGGTAAACGGAAATACCGTGGTAGTTAATGCTGAAGATAAAATCTCGCTCAATGCCCCAATCATTGAGGCAAACGGCCAGCTTACTCAGGGTTCCGGTAGCTTTGGAGGTGACGCGACATTCGGTGGAAATATTACTGCTACCGGAGAAGTCACAGGAAATGGCATCCATCTCAGTACGCACAAACACGGTGGCGTGGAAACTGGCGGAGACCAGACAAGCACACCAACAAACTAACCCGCTTCGGCGGGTTTTTTATTGCCCGGAGTTTACATGCTCACCAAATCACTGCTTTTGACAGACCAGTGGGATATCACGTTAGACGACACCGGAGGCATGGCAATCACAGCCAATCCATATGCAGTAGCACAGGATGTTGCTTGCGCATGCTCAACCTTCCTCGGCGAGCCATGGTATGACACCACGCTGGGTATTCCGTATTACGAGCGCATTCTCGGTCACTGGCCAGGCACGCAGCTCATCAATACTAAGATGGCTACCGAGGCCAAAAAACTCCCCTACGTTCAGTCAGCATTCTGCACTACAACGGTTGGCAAAGCAGATCGCCTTGCATCCGGCGTGATGACCATAACCGACACAAACAAAGTTCAGACCACAATCCAATTCTGAGGTAACAAATGGCTGAAGTAACAGTTAGCACAGCCGTCCCCTCTGTCACGTTTTCCGCAACCGGCATTGCCGTTCCTGATGAGATAGACATTCTCAACGGGCGATTAACTGACCTTGATACCGCCATGGGCGGAGGGATGAGTAAGAGTCTGACGACTCCGCAGGGACAGATTGCCATGAGCGATACGGCAATTATCGGAGACAAGAATGACAGCCTGGCATGGCTGGTTAACCAGATTAACCCTGACTTTGCTGAAGGGCGCATGCAGGATGCGATCGGACAGATTTACTTCATTGACCGTATCGCGGCGATTGGAACAACGGTAACAGCTACCTGCACCGGCCTTGTGGGAACGGTTATCCCGGCTAACAGTATTGCGCAGGATACCAGCGGGTACCTTTACTTCTCTCTGGCTGATGCTGTTATCCCATCGTCTGGCGCTGTCGATGTCGTGTTCCAGAATCAGGCATCTGGCCCCATTGCATGCCCCATTGGTGCTTTAAACACGATTTACCGCGCAATACAGGGCTGGTCGGGCATCACCAATGCCACTGCCGGGGTATTGGGTAATGAAGTGGAGAGTCGGGCTAACTTTGAATATCGCCGCAAACAGTCAGTTGCAGGAAACTCCAACAACCAGCTTGGAGCAGTGTACGCAAACGTGCTGGCTGTCAGCGGAGTTACAGACGCATACGTGACGCAGAACAACACCAGCCTGACGGTTACGAAGGGATTCACTAACGTATCTCTGGAACCTCATTCGCTCTACGTATGCGTGTACGGTGGCGCGTCGGAAGATATCGCAAAAGCGATCTGGCAGAAGCTTCCTCCGGGACCGTCAATGGTTGGCAACACCACATACACGGTGGTGGACGATGTTAACTACGTACAGCCTTACCCTGAATACGAAATCAAATGGCAAACGCCATCAGCTGTAAGCGTCTACTTCAAAGTAGAGCTGGCTGACAATAACGCACTGCCGGGAAATATTGCCACACTCGTACAAAACGCGATCATCAGCGCTTTTAATGGCGAAGACGGTGGCACACGAGCACGCATTGGCTCAACTATTTATGCTGGTCGTTACTACGCAGGCGTTCAGGCAATTTACAGTGATAACGTAGATATCTTCAGCATCACAATTAGCCGTGACGGTACTACATATCAAACATCTGCGTCCTTCGGCATTGATGAAGTGCCAACGCTGGATGCATCAAACATCTCGGTGACACTGGCATGATAAACGTCGCGGATACCATCCTGACGCATTATGCCGACAGCCCGAAGTTGAAATCCCTGATTTACTCGTTCAATGAAGCCGTAGGTATAGAAGGCTTTCTAGATGATTTCTATGACGTGATATGGAACATCCAGACGGCAGATACCTACGGTCTTGACGTATGGGGAAAAATCGTGGTTGTCAGCAGGCAGCTGACGGTGACAGAGAACAAGATTTACTTCGGCTTTAATGAGGCTTCATCAGACCCTCCTGTTGTTGATGATCCACAGCCATTCAACCAGGCACCTTACTATTCTGGCGAGCTATTAACTTCAACCGTAACGCTCACTAATGACGCATATCGCAAGCTAATCATGATGAAGGCTGCGGCAAACATATCTGATTGCACCATTCCAAACCTGAATAAATTACTGACCTTTATGTTTGGTGATAGCGGTCGTTGCTATGCAAGAAACGACGGTGAAATGGTCATGAGCTACGTATTTGAATTCCAGCTCTCAACAGTTGAACTGGCAATAGTCCAAAGCTCAGGTGCGCTTCCTGCCCCTATTGGGGTAACAGTTAATATCGTTCAGCAGGTATGACATGAACTCTTCTGATACCCCTTCAAGAATTACCAAAGCGTTTGGTGTAAACGGACTAAGAAACACGATTCCTGTTGAATCTAGCACCTCCACAGACAACAACGGCGTAGCGACATTCGATAAAGGATTTCCTGAAGTCACGATGCAGCCTTTGAGTGCTGGAGGCATCCCTCCATCAGGGAAGGATATGAATGGAGTACTGTATTCGACCACTATACAGCAGCAATGGCAGAACGCTGGAATGACATATCCATTTAGTCAGGCATTTTCTGACGCAGTAAGTGGTTACCCGAAAGGAGCAATTGTACCTAGTTCAGTTTACACAGGTCAGTGGCTAAACCTGAACGAAGCAAATGGAATTTCACCAGAATCATCAACTGGAGCTAATACCGGGTGGGTGCCAATAAATAACTATGGCATAACGCAGATCACGATGACATCTGGAAGCATCGTAATGTCATCCCTCCAGGCAGCAAAAGACAGAATCATTATCAGCGGAATTCTTACTGCAAACGTAAACCTGATTTTCCCTGCGTGGATTAAATCGTGGGTAGTGCATAACAATTGCACCGGTAATTTCACAATCACTTGCAGAACTGCATCAGGAAGCGGAGTTGTTGTTATTCCCGGGCTTGTTTCTCGTATATTTTGCGATGGCGTAAATATAACTGACGAAACACTCAATCCTAACAACGATATGGTTGGAGCGATAACAGGATTTGCCATGATTTCAGCACCAACTGGGTGGCTGATAGCGGATGGAAGTGCGGTAAGCAGAACTACATATGCAAGGCTTTTTTCAAGAATTGGAACTACATGGGGATCTGGTGATGGTGTAAATACATTCAACCTTCCAGATGCTAGGGGAGTTTTTATAAGAGGCCTTGATAATGGCAAAGGATATGATTCAGGAAGGGGTATTGGAACCTATCAGGCCGATGCCGTACAAGCCCACAACCATTATCTACCAACAAGCTCAGGAACGCCTGCAAGCACGTACGGAATTAATGATAACGCGTTTATTGCAAGTGAAGTTAACTACAACCCCGCCCCAGGAGTAATAACCACTACCTATCCTAATAGCCAGTACTCAATAGGTTCTCAAGTAGGATCTGTTGGTAATTTTGCACCAGAAACAAGGGTAAAAAACATTTCCGTTCTAAATTGCATAAAATATTAAGGTTATCACCATGTCATTTACCGATACGGCTAATGCAAAAAAATATGCTTCTATTGCAGAAACCGCTGCAGCCCAAGCAAAAGTATATGCAAGTGAACTGGCTGGGGCTCCAGATTATGCAGAACAGGCTGCGACTTCAGCAGCAGCGGCCGAAGCCTCTGCACAGTCTGCAGTTGCTGCAGAATCCATAGTAGGAAATCTCGCAAATTCAGCAAGCATGTCAGCAACGGAGGCCGCAGCCTCAGCGGCAGAAGCTGGTAATGCGGCGGCATCAGCTGTGGGTCAATGCCTGCGGGTTCCGGTTGGGGAGTCAGTAGAAATTTTGCCTGCGCAAAGTTTAAGAGAATCTACTTTTCTTACCTTCGACTCATCAGGAAATACAGCTTTATTATCTAAAAGTAATGTAGCGATTCTGGATGCAGAAGGTAAAGTCCCAGTATCAATGATTCCTGCAGTGGCGCTATCAGAAATATTTGTTGTCAATAGCCAGGATGAAATGCTTGCATTAGATGTGCAAGCTGGTGACATTGCGAAAAGAACAGATATTGGCCTTTCATTTGCACTTGCAGCGGTTCCTGCCAGCATCCTTTCAAACTGGATCCAACTAAACGATGATGTGCTAGCTCAACTTGGTTTAAGTACAGGCGCAACGGAGGTCGGTGCAGTTGATGATTTGCTTAATCCAACTACTGTTCAAGGTGCGCTAAATTTAAAAGCATCATTAACATCACTGGCCACAAAGGTTAGCAGTAGCGACCTGTCTTCAAGCGCTGGAGCAACACTTGTAGGTGGTTCCGTGTATGTTGTGGACACTTTTTCAGACGCCAAGGCGGCCAATGCAGGACAATCCAAGTACATCATGACGCGTGGGCACCATACGCTCGGTGTTGGTGCTGCGACATATTTTAGTGATGGCACAACTGGTGCGCCATCAACTGGCAATGAGCTCAAGTTTTACGATGCAACTGGAAATGGATGGTATCTGCGTCACGATGGACGCATTGATTGCCGTCAATTCGGTGTTGTGGCTGACGGGAGTGATGAAACTACAAAGTTGCAATTATGGTTGGATTGCTGCGCTGCGGTGAAGGCAGAGGCCTATATTCCTAAAACCATCTCCCCATCCGCTGCGTCATTACGATGCGTGTCACCAAATCACGACGGGCTTAAATTCAATTGGGAGGGATATGTCAGGCATTTCGGTGACGGGACAAAAGCAGGGGTTGTAGTTGATTCGTGGGATCCGACTTCTGGATACGTTTTATATCTTAAAGGTGTTAATGATATTTCAGGTTTAATATCTATTGATGGTGCCAGAACATCTAAAATTGACGACTCGCACATACATAATGTCCACTCATATGGTGGTAATAATCATAGGATTGGGTGGAGATTTAAAGAGACGCGAGGTGATGGAATTTACCTAAACAATCTTCAAGGTAATAGCAACCCATCTGGCGGGCCAACACCTCCTACAAACTTAAATTATCCATTTATTGAATCAATAAATAGTGCATTTGATGGGAGAAACGCGATCTCAATTATTGCAGTGGACGGGTTGCGCATAGGTAATGTTTACTCATGGAAGCACGGAGGAGTGGTTGAAGGGCAATCAATGCCTTCTGGCGTAGATATTGAACCAAATTACTATTATCAAAAAGTATACAATGTGCATATTGATAATGTTGTCGCATACTCTGCTGGTACTCAGGGTGGGCTATCTATCATTGGAAAACAAAACGGCACGGACACAGGCGATTTTAATGTGCGTAACGTGTACGTAGGCAGCGCTTCTCTTCGCTTTAATCAGGCAACAACAGGATTCACACACCGCTGCCTTATGGTTAGTGGCGCAATGAATGTAAATATAGCAAAAGCACACATGGAGGCTGATGCTAACTACACAGCGAATGAGCCAATCGCGTTATCTGTCGGTGCTGTGTATGGATGTAATATAAACTTCACGTCCCGGAGATTTAAGCTTGGC